TAGGGGGATACCGAGTCCAGAAGCCCCCCAGTTATGAGGGCACGGTGACGCCTTTTAAGCGGCCGAGCCATTCTAACGGAGACTACGAAATCTCCATTAGAGTCTTCATAGCTGGGTGACCTTCCCCCGATTGTGTTTGCCTTAACGACGCGACCCTTGATTAAAAGGGCGCCGAGAGGTTCACTTACGGTGGGATGGTCTTCCTGGACCCGCAACTTTATTTCCCAAGCAAGGATGTATCTTCCCAATTCTGTTTCGAGATATCCTGAGCTTTCAGGACATCAAGAACAGACTTGACGACCATACTCTGAGCCAAGGAAATGGAGTGCGAGGCTCTCATCGAGAATACACCTTTTGAAACATGGTACTTAGACAGACTGAGTTCGGAGAAATCCGTCTCAGGCCCCGGTGCTAATATAGAGTTACTAATCAAGTACTCTATACTCGCATCGATGGTCCTGTTCAGTACCATGATCATAGGGTGACATTCCCGGAGAGACGCGCGGTATGCTTGACCAGGCAAGTCCCGGAATTCCCGAGCGAGATCATCGTCAAGCCGTTTATGGATGACGAAGGTATCGTTTTGGAATTTCGCGAGGTCTCGTTCGACAAGTTTTCTCTTCGCCTCAGATACGACGCGTCTCGCGACGTTTCTGAGTCTGGATGAGCACTTAAGCTCGTCCAACAAGGAAGAGGAAAGGTGACCGGGGAACCACGTGGCTACTGTTTCCAGTAGCTCCGAGTAATCCCCCGTCACTTTGCATCTTTGCAACGAGTCGAACACCATATACAGTTTTATGACGCGCTCGCAGTGTTGCGGGCGCCCATAAATACGGTAAATGGTTGAGACCAGGTCCGGGTGCTTGCTGGTAGGCAGACACCAACCGTGGTGCGATTGCGTCAATAGGTAGTTATGGAGGAGAGAATACTTCTTCCAAACTGCCCGTAGGCCTGAGACACCGAACCCTGTTATTTCACTCCCTTTATGCACCCATCTTTTGGCGAATTCGTACGTGTCGTTCGACACATGCGTCTTCTCCTCAGATACGGGCATATCGAGAGTTAATAACAGAGCGCGGTACTCAGTTGCAACTGCTGCATTGGCGATAACTAAATCATCACCTAGTAATGCATAGTCGCGGAAGTGGGGAATGCCCGCTCTTACCGCAGCTAAGCGTACTAGGTAGTGATGAGTTAAAGCCATTGCACACCACGACGAATAAGCTCCCATGGGTTGACCGCATGCGTATTTTGCGACGCGTGCCATCCCTGAGAGCGTATATTCGTACCCTGTCAGAATATGGGCCCACGCATTAGCACGGGTCTCTCCAATAACCTCTCGTATAACCTTTAGCTGAAGAGCTATTGGCATACGATCGGTTGCGTTGGAAAGATCAATGCTATAGTATGGACCTTTGGGAGGTAATGACTCGAGGAATCGGTTCTGGTTAAAGGTACAGTCCTGAGGGATCCTCCGCAGAATACCATTTAAGGCATCATGCAGGGGTCTCAGACAAGTCTGTGACCAGTAATCAAGAATTGCGATAACTCTTGTCTTACCCTCCTTATCGCTGAAATAGGATATCCTTCTCAGAGATTTGGTCTTCGGTGGATAGAGTTTACTCCACACATCGACAACCGAGAGGGTGGTTCCTCCTATAGGCGCTTTGAGGCCTGTTATGACCTTACCTAGCTTAGGTCCTCCTATTAGAATTATAGATTCTAATAGTTCCTGAGGAACTAAGGTAAGTTCAGACACAGCAGTCAACAAAGCCTGCCCTAGGGGCCCCCTCTTCGTCGACATGTGAGGTTTACTCCATTCAACGGACTTCCGACGGATCCCCAATCCTCTACACACATGAGCATGGTGCTTTGCCGAGATTTCGGGCAAAGTACCGGCCCATGGTGAGATGATTGGTGTCAGATCAAGTTTAGGAGGCAGGATCACGCCTCGTAACGCTACTAATAGCGTTGTGAGAACGCGGATCCCGTCCTTGGACTCGATCAGATAGCGGAAAGGGGCTAGCCACTCCGGCCAGCCCTCTCTCAACGCTATTCCCTCGGAAGACTCTAATGGTCGGCCAGAGAGCACGCGCATAACGCAATTACGTGAGCTTTTCACGTATTTGACGGTAAACGCGAGCCCTCTGTCGGCGATTAGTTTGTCCAGTCTCGAGAAGTACATCTCTATTACGGTGGAATACATGTTACTTGAGAAATAAAGTGCTAGGATTTTCGAGACTAGCTGCTCGATGATTCGTAGCATTTTGTTCTTACGTTCCATGTAGAAGGTAAATACGTCATGCCGTGGTTAGCCATATACTGTAAGGGCTGGATTTGTGCCCACTACAGCAGTGATGGTTGACCCACGGCCATGAAGATGGTTATTTTCGGTCTAGGTTACCAACCTAGGTTTGACGAAGATCCGTCTAACTGGCCTCGCCGTGACTCACGGGAATACCCCTAAAGTCGCGCGGGTTAATAAATCCATTCTGCGTGGTAGATGAATTCGTAACTCGTCGCACAACTCCATTGGTATACCAATGTAGGTCGTAAAGGCTTCCGCATTGGAAACCTGTCAACCAGCGAGGTTCGCTAACCTGATCCGGCGGCTCATTAGATACTTGCTTTCGTATCTAGAATGAGGCGAATCAGGCTTCACGCCACTTCCAACTCATCCTAGGAACGCATGTCATCTAGGAGTTGCTGGGTTAGCGT